ACGATCCAAATTCCAGAATCCGTCAGGCTAGACGGAGATGGAAATGCTAAATGCACTAAAGAAACGATACGAAGCACAAATAGCAGAAGCAATAGCAACATTAGGTATTTATCTTGATCACTCTGTAGGTATTGGAGAACATCCACAACACCTAGATGAAATGGATAAACAAATTGCAAAAATTGCAGAAGCTGAAGATAAACTAAAAGTAATAAAGGAGAAATTGGGAAATGGCTGATGAATTAGTCGTACTGAACAAAGTACAAAAATTTCTGAAAGAACAATATCAAAATGTTGGCGACAATATGATTGCTGGCAGTATTGACAATATGGAAAAATATAAATATATGTTGGGACAGGCACATGCCTACCAATATATTTCACAGGAAATCTCTAACCTGCTAGATAACAAGGAGCAAAATGAAAAACGAGCAGAAAACGTCATCGATCTCACAAGAGATCCCAAAGCATAAAAATGCTTTAGAAGAAAAATATCAAAAAAGTAAAGAAGAAGATAAGTCTCAAGAAAAAGATTTATCAAAAACAGAATTAAGCAAACTTCCAAAACCGACAGGTTGGAGGATGTTAATTCTACCTTTTAAAATGAAAGAAAAAACAAAAGGTGGAATTTATTTAGCTGATGAATCTATCGAAAGATCACAAGTTGCATCGACTTGTGGTTTAGTACTTGCAATGGGACCACATTGTTATGATAAGGAAAAATTTCCTGAAGGTCCTTGGTGCAAGAAAGGGGATTGGGTAATCTTTGCACGATATGCAGGAAGCCGAATTCTTATCGATGGGGGTGAAGTTAGACTTCTCAATGATGATGAAGTTTTAGCTACGGTGGAAAACCCTGAAGATATATTCCATCAATTTTAACAACCATAGGAGAAAACTATGCAAAACGTAGAAGAAAAAACTGTAGATCTTGATACGTCTGGTCCTGGAGCCGAGGTTGAATTACCAGAAGCAAATAAACCAGAAATAGAAACAGAGGTATCAAATGAAACAGCTAATGAAAACAGTACTGAGTCCAATGACTCAGCTGAGAAACCTGCTGAGCAGTCTGATGTTCAAGCAGAAGAAAAAGAAGAAACAGTAAACACGGATCAAGAAACAACGGAAGCAAAAGCAGAGGAAGAAAAGAAAAAAGAATTAGACGATTATTCAGCAGGAGTTAAGAAAAGAATTGCTAAGCTAACGAAAAAAATGCGTGAAGCAGAAAGAAGAGAACAAGCTGCTTTAGAATACGCAAAGAAAATTCAAGCTGAGCAAGAATCTCTTAAATCTAGATTTTCTAAATTAGATACAGGTTATGTAACTGAGATGGAAAATAGAATTAAGTCATCTATGGAAGCTGCGGCTTCTAAACTAGCGAAAGCTAGAGAAGATGGAGATCTTAAAGCAGAAATAGCTGCTCAAACTGAGATCTCTAAATTAGGTTATGAAGAAGCAAAACTTGCTGAAATCAAATCTAAACCTGCTCCTAAAGCTGAGACTAAGGAAGTAAAACAGCCTCAGATTCAGCCTGAAGAACAGAGACAACCAATCAACCCAGATCCTAAAGCTCAAAGTTGGGCCGCTAAGAATGAGTGGTTTGGTCAAGACGAGGCCATGACTTACACTGCCTTTAGCTTACATAAAAAGCTAGTTGAAGAAGAAGGTTATGACCCACAAACAGACGAGTATTATTCTGAAATAGATAATAGAATAAAACTTGCTTTCCCGCATAAATTTGATAAAGTGCAAAAACAATCGACTAGTAAGCCTACTCAAGTTGTAGCTTCGGCTAACAGAAGTAGTAAACCTGGTCGCAAAACTGTGAGACTCACATCATCACAGGTAGCAATAGCTAAAAAATTGAATGTGCCACTTGAAGAATATGCGAAACAATTAAATATCACGAAGGAGTAAAGCATATGGAAAACGAAAAAAATAGAGCTTCTCGTGCGAGTCAGACTAGAGAAAAAGAAGCTCGAAAAAAAGTCTGGACTCCACCGTCATCTTTAGATGCACCCCCTGCGCCAGCAGGTTTTAGACATAGATGGTTAAGATCTGAGTCTATGGGCTTTCAGGATACTAAAAACATCGCTGGAAGATTAAGATCAGGATATGAATTAGTCAGAGCTGATCAATACCCAGACGGAGATTATCCAGTTGTCGAAGACGGCAAATACAAGGGAGTGATCGGAGTTGGTGGCCTAGTGCTCGCTAGAGTACCTGAAGAGATCGCACAATCGAGAGCTGAATACTACGCTAAGCAAGGTATTGAGCAAGATGAAGCAGTAAACAACGATCTAATGAAGGAAGAGCATCCAAGTATGCCTATCAATGTTGACAGGCAGACTCGTGTAACTTTCGGTGGTTCAAAGAAAAGTTAATTTTTTAACTATTCCTACCCAACGAATTAACATTAATCTGTAAAACTGCATTAGTGGTTTTACAAAACGGAGAAAAACTATGGCAAACAAAGACGCTGCTTTCGGATTGAAAGCAATCGGTAAAGTTGGTCAGAATAGAGACAACCAAGGTTTATCCGAGTACCAAATAGCTGCATCTTCAGCTGCGATCTATCAAAACGATCCAGTCGAAATGGCAACTACAGGATTTATTACTGTAGCAGCAGCGACAGACGTACTTTTAGGATCCCTAAATGGTGTATTCTATACTGACGCATCTACATCGAAGCCTACGTGGGCTAACCACTTAGCTGCTTCGAACACAGCAACTGATATCGTAGGTTTTGTGGCTGACGATCCTTATCAAAGGTTCGAAGTACAAAGTGCTGGAACTCCTGCTAGAACTGACATTGGCGCTTGCGCTGATATCGTTTACGCAGCTGGTTCATCACCAAACTACGTATCAAAAGTAGAGATTAATGGAACAACTTCATCTACAACTGCACAGTTGAAGATATTAGGTGTTTCTAATGATCCAGAAAACAATGAACTAGGTTCTGCGAATGCTAACTTAATCGTTACAATCAACGAACACTTCATTAAACAAACAGCCGGAATCTAAGGAGGATAACTATGGCAATATCAAGATCACAGCTAGTCAAAGAACTAGAGCCAGGTTTGAATGCATTATTCGGCTTGGAGTACAAACAATACGAGAACCAACACGAGCAGATCTATGTGAAGGAAACTTCAGACAGAGCTTTTGAAGAAGAAGTTATGTTATCTGGTTTCGCTCAAGCGCAAGTTAAAGCTGAGGGTTCTGGCGTAGCTTTTGACAATGCTCAAGAGACTTACACAGCTAGATACACTCACGAAACTATCGCTTTAGCATTTTCAATCACTGAAGAAGCGATTGAAGATAACCTGTATGACAGATTAGCTTCTAGATATACAAAAGCGTTAGCTCGTTCAATGGCACAAACAAAACAAGTTAAAGCTGTTAACCCGTTAATCCAAGGATTACCGAGCACAGACAACTTTGACTCAGGTGATGGTGTTTCATTATTCAACACAGCTCACCCAACAATCGCTGGTACAGTGGCTAACACATTAGCTACACAAGCGGACCTTAACGAAACGTCATTAGAGCAGTCGTTAATCGACATTGCAGCAATGACTGACGAAAGAGGTCTTAAGATTGCAGCTAAAGGAGTAAAAATGATTATTCCTTCTGAGCTTCAATTTACAGCGGAGAGATTGATGAAATCTCAACAAAGAGTTGGAACAGCTGATAATGACATCAACGCAATCGGATCAATGGGAATGCTTCCACAAGGTTATGTGGTTAACAATTTCTTAACTGATACAGATGCGTTCTACATCACTACAGATGTGCCAAATGGAATGAAGTACTTTGAAAGAGCACCTATCACAACTAAGATGGAAGGTGACTTTGACACTGGAAACGTTAGATACAAAGCTAGAGAAAGATACTCATTTGGAGTATCTGACTTCAGAGGTATCTTCGCTTCAGAAGGTGCGTAATTCTATCGCATAAATTAAGTTGAAAAGGGGGCTTTCGAGCCCCCTTTTTTTATGATAGAAAGATAAAACCCATGAAAACTTTCCGAATACAAATCAGAGCATACGGCTACTACGCTGACTTCAATATTGTGTCAGAAGACAACGACAAAGCCTTTGAAAATGCGCTAGTTGACAAACTAGGACAAAATGATGTAGTATGGGAAAGAGACGAATTTATTGATTCGTCTAAATTGTGGTTAACCTATGAGGAGGTTATAAATGACACACGTTCAGGAACTCTATACGAAGAAGAGAGGTCTAGAACTTGAATGGTCGCAGCACTATAATCAGGAGAAA